CTGGTGGGGGAATTTTTGGGAGCTTCTATTATTCTTCTTCGTCAAAATCCCAGTCAGAAGCGTTTTCGGCGGCAAATGCGTTTGCAAATTTTTTCCACGCCATGCGACCGAAAAGCACATCCAGTACTGGCCAATCACGGCTGCTTGTACTGCAAAAATGCTTCCGACCTGCGGTTACGAGGATATCAGCATGTGGTTCCCCCTGTTCATAATCAAGGTATGTAAGAGCCCGAAGCGCCACAATGTTATCGTTTTCGCTATCGGGGCCCGCGGGGGGGGGCGGTGCAGAGGTCCCGGGCGATGCAGGAAAGATGCGGATCTTCAAGGTTTGCTGTGATTTCCACCTCGATTTCGCCACAATTTCGGGTTTCCTCCCAGCTCAAAGCGGTGATATCGAACGCGGGCTCAGGGTTGTTGCGTTCCCGGTGATCGTTTTGGTGTGGCTCTAGCATGTGAAAATATCCTTTCGAGATCTGGTGCTTTGCGCGTGTGGTGAAGCGATGCGCGCCCCCGCTGTTGCCGGGGCTTATCATCCCCGGCGGTTTGAGTTACCGGCGTGCGGTGAGGTCGTGGGCTGCAATTACGGCTTGGTATGCGGCTTCGTCCTCGTACGCTGGTGCGATAACCAGGTGGTCGCTATCCGGGCTTCGGAGGACGGTTTCGGCGATGCCTTGCAGGTCGAAATCGCGGGCGGTTTCCTCTCCGCCTAGGTAGGGGATCAGGGCCAGATCAATGTAGGCCTGGTGGTCGATCCAGTAGCTACCGGTGTCCCAGGTGCGGGTGATTTCGCCGGTTTCGGTGTTGATCTCGTGGATCATGGTGTTTCTCCAATCGGTGTCAGGTGGAAGGATGGTTCCCTCTCGTCTGCCTGACAACTATCAATATACACACCAACCAAATTCCTGTCAAGCCCACTTGTTCAGCGGGGGTGACGTGGGGGTGAAATGGTGAGGTTTGGGCTGGTCAGGACCTTTAGTTACTTGAGGCTGGCTTTTTGATCTTTTTTATGTTTTATTTTTCACGCAACCCAGCTAAAAAAGCCTGACCAGGGGTTTTATTTTTGAAGCGTCTGAAAATATAACCCCTCTTCAAAAAAGAAAAATAAGTTAGATAGCCGGTTCGTTTGGGTTATCTCCCTCACCTAGCAGTGGGTAATCGTCTAGATGCTCTGCGGTTCTTCCCTCACGCACATGGTTGTAGCAGCACTTACACAAGCCGCGGGCTTCGTATGGCTTCAAATTTTGGCACCTTAAACACACGTGAAGTCGCTGGCTGTGGCTCATTTTTTACCCCTATCCTCATACATAGCAAATGTGTCAGCATGAATAACGATGCTTCGCCGGGGCCTGCGCCCGGTCTCCTCGTAAAATACTTGCCGTAAATTTGCGTCAGCCATTTGACATGCGGTTTTGTCAATTTCGATCATCGTCATTCGGTTGTGATATAGGTCATCTAGTTCATCAGGAGTTAACCCTGATATCTGCATCAATCGTGCTAGATATATTCCAGTTCCCCCAAAGGGGTCGGTTACCTGAACCTGGGGGTCAGCAAAACTCATGCCCCGGCGTTTTAGCACGTCAGCTAGGGCTCGAATCTGAAAATCCACGATCTCTACAGGCGTGACGACTACGCCATCGTGCTTGCCGCGAGAAGCGTTTTTAGCAGCGGTGTAGTCCTGATATGCCTGAGCTAGAATTTCTTGCCAAATCACTTTAAAATCAGGCTTTTTATCCATTTAGCTGCCTATAGAGAATCTGCGTATTGGATGGACCATAAGGAGGATAATGTTTGGGTTTATCCACGTCACAAGAATAAAACTCACCAAGGCGCGAAAAGCACGCATCTCATCAATCATTAGTTCAAGTTGTTCACGGGTTTGAACTATCATATCTATTTTTTCTACAGTTATACGTCCTTTTCGCCGGTCCCACTCTAAATATTCATGGAGCAAATCGCTCTCCCAATTGCCTGTATTTCCCAAATTAATCACACTTTTTATTGCCTGAATCGTTTAAAAGTTAGTGACAAAGGGTGAACTGTGTATTTTTTCCCGTTTAAATCTTTAACTACGATTCGTTCGTGCATTCTGGGCTGAATTTTCATGAACAAAATTGTTACTTCCTCACCATCGCTCAGCCTATTTTCATCTTCAAATTTCCATTTTTTATACTGTGCTGTAGCCCCATGAAAAACACGATTAAAAGCATTTGACCAGCCACCTTCATAAAATCGGCAAAACATTTCACTGATGTTTTGCAAACAAACGCCGTAAATATTAATTTCCAGGATTTGTTCGTTATTTTCATCCATTATTTTCCCCTATTCTCCAATATTTAAAACAGGTTTGTTGAAAACCGTAAATGATGTTTTATTGTTTTTGCCGTGCCTGGTTCCATATAGCATTGGGTAGGGCGATAGTTCTAAAACCTCAGCTAGCGGGATGTTTTCTGAACACCATTTTCCCCTGCTCTGGTGAGGTGTGGGGGGTCAAAATTTACCAGGTCAAAGGTGTCATCTGGGAATGGTAGCGCACGATAGTCAAACCTGATATCGGGTTTGATATCAACCCGTCTACCGTCTGAAAGAGCTTGACTTTCCACTCGCAGATCACCGTAGATAGTATCGGGATTGCTTTTTTGGTGCCACATCATGCGTGAGCCGCAGGTCATATCCAAAATCATGGGACCATCTCCGCATTACGGGTGAGCCCGGCGCGCGCCCTGTAGGCCTGTTTTTCCGGGGTGTCGGGATAGTCGGTGTCGGTTGCCCATTCGGCATAGTCTTCTGGCTGGCTGCCGGCGTCTGGGTCGCCCCAGTAGCTGCCGGCTACTCTAATGTAGTCGAATACTCGTTCGGTGATTTCGTGGCATGGTAGGCAGATCTTGAGTTCGTAGATGCCTACGTCGATATCGGTGTATTTTTCGATGCGGTATTTTTCCCTGGGCTGGATTAGGTGATGGCATGCCCAGCAGCGGTGTTCTTTGCGGGCGCGCCGAGTGCGGGCGTCGATTTGGTTACACATTATTGGTTATCCTTATAGATTTTGAGTTGCGTGCCGGGTTGTTGGGGGATGGCGTCGCGGCGGTTGGGGTAGCGTTTTTTGGCTATCCATGTGGTTATTCGGGTTTCATCTTTGAGCACACCGGTTTTTTGCAGTGATCCACCCAGGCTTTGGCATAGATCGTTTAGGTAATCGCCAGTTGCCGGTAGGGGAAATTTCGGGTGCCGCGGCGCGGGGAGTAGGAATACTGCTTCTACGATTACGGGTTCGTCGATTGGGGCGATGAGCTGCCGATTTTTGAAAACGGTTAGTTGCGCCTTGGTGACTTCCCGCCAATGGCGGGATCCCGCCCCCTCGTCGCGTTTTGATTTTGGTGGTTTGGGGTGCCCAATAATGCGGCATTCGAATAATAGTTCGCCTCCTTCTGGTAGGGGATCGTTGTATCGTGGCGTGGGCCTCCCCAGGCGGCTGATATCGGTCACTACTTGCCTCCTGCCGTTGGTGCGGTTTCGGCGCCCTGGTGGGCTGCTGGTGCCTGGTTTTTCGTGCTAGAAGCGGGCTGGTGCCGGCTCCACCGTGCCTGTAGCTTTTCCCTGAGGGCGGAGGGCATGCCCCGGCGCGGCTCCGGCGGCGCGGCCACGATCAGTGGCACCTCACCGGTGTGGTCGCAGTGCGTGACAACCTGGTGACCGTTCGAATCGGTTACCGTTATCATTCCAAGGTGGTCGCAGAGGTCACAAGCTTTTATTGCGGTTTTCCGGTTTTGTTTTTCCGTGTATGCGCGCTGCTTGAACCACTCGCGGGCGCGGGCGCAGCCGTGGCATGCCGGCACCCGTTCGCGTGGCAGCCCGGCGTGGTCGCGGCATCGCGGATCCTCTG